TCGCTCAAGTTCTTCTCGCCTACTGATTCGGCATGAGGAAGATCTACTATGGCGCGCGGAAAAACACTTGCCAAACTCCAAAAATATGCCTCAGAAAGTTCGCCACGGTATTTTCCAAGTGTAATGTCTGTTTCATAAGCCTGCGTTTCCTCTTCAAAGTCATACCATTTCTGTCGTGTCAAACATACCTGAGAAACGTTACGATAATCATGTAAGATCTGAGTCATGTCGAGCATTCGAATCGGACAGTTGAATGTCACATCATCTTCTGACAGATACACATAGTCATAATCTCGTTCTCTTAGCAGTTCGAAGGTTCTATTCCATACGTATGGCAAACCCATATTCTGTTGATGTAAGAAGATCTCAGTAAAGCCAAAATTCTTGGCCAACTCGAACATCGTGCCATCATGACGACCTTTTGGCATGTCGTCGATAAAGATGCCTTCGACTTCACAACCTTCAAAGTTTAACATGTCTCGCTGAGATTTGAGTGTAGGAATCAGATACTCGAGACGATTCGTCGACCATATTACTTTACAAACTTTCATCGCGCTTGCTCCGTATCAAAGAAGAATGTTTGAAACAGACGACCATCATATAGATCTTTACCGAAGTAATCTAAGCTGGCATGGAAGAGATCGCCGCTATAAAGAATCAATCGATTGTATTTGTTGCCTACAATATCAATCTTATCCCACTTGGTATAGTCATATGCCTCGTGTTCGTTTGTTGGAGCTCGATACTCGCCTGTTTCTTTATGTCGAAACATTCCTGTGCCTGCGGTATGTGGTGCATCTGGTGACAAGTAACATACACCAGCCCACATACTCGTATGATCGCAATGGATCCACGTTCTATCTGAAGCAGTAGCGTATTGAAAAGCACCAGTGTAACCCGAGTCTTCGTGCCAATTGGTAATCTTTCCAATCGGATTCATCCAATGCTGAATGCAGTCCTTGACATCTTGTGTCATGAACGAAGGTGTTCGTTTTCCTGGATAGTTGCCTGTGACGCTAAAGTCTTGTGTAAGAGCAAAGGCTCTGACCGCGTCGGGATTAATATAGAAGTTATCGATAATCATCAAGTCTAAGTTCATAATATTTCAAGTCCTCATGCTGTACTCGTTGTATTTATACGGCTTATAAATAGCCAGACACATAAATATAATAAAGAGGTATTCGATGGCCATTCCTACTACAAAAGCAACATTTAAAGAGTATTGCCTTCGTAAACTCGGCAAACCAGTCATTGAGATCAATGTCGACGAAGATCAGGTAGATGATCGTGTTGACGAAGCTTTACGTTACTGGTATGACTATCACTTTGATGGTTCTGAAAGAGTATACTACAAGCATGCTATCACGTCAACTGACGTAACAAACAAGTATATCACTCTTCCAGAGAATATCATTGGCGCTGTCAGCATCTTCTCGATGGGTGATCCTTCGATTCGTTCTGACGACCTCTTTAATATTCGCTATCAGATCGCACTGAACGACCTCTATACTCTGACTAACGTATCGCTTGTTCCATACTACATGGTGATGGAACATCTTGCTCTGATGAACGAGCTTCTTGTCGGTAAACAGCCGATTCGTTATTCTCGCCATAAAGATCGACTACACGTTGATATGGATTGGAATACAGTTGCTGTCGGCGAATTCTTACTCGTCGAAGCTTACGAAGTAGTTGATCCAGAAACATGGACAGATGCTTATAACGATCGTTGGCTTCAGAACTATGCTACGACTCTGATCAAAGAGCAATGGGGTTCGAACCTTACGAAGTTTACAGGCATGACTTTACCTGGAGGAGTGCAGTTCAACGGAGAGAAAATTTATGATGATGCTGTGGCCGAAAGAAAAAAACTCGAAGACGAGATGATTTCTTCTTATTCTCTGCCGGTTCTCGATATGATTGGATAATACATGTCGACCAATTTCTATTTCAACAACTTTACAAATAGCCAAGAGCAGGTCTTAATTGAAGATCTGGTTCTCGAGTCTATTCAAATTTATGGGCATGATGTATTCTACTGTCCTCGTACACTCGTAGAAAAAGACGAAATCTACGAAGAAGATGCATTATCACAGTACAACAGTTCTTACTTAATTGACATGTATATTCGTAGCTATGAGAGTTATGAAGGTGACGGACAATTCTTGTCGAAGTTTGGTCTTGAAATCAGAGATCAGGTTACATTTACCGTGTCCGTTCGTAACTTTATGAATGAGATTGGCTCAGTAGAAATGATCGATCGTCCTCAAGAAGGCGATCTCATTTATCTTGCCATGGCAGATCGTTTGATGTATGTCAAATACGTCAATAAAACTCCTGTCTTCTATCAGATGGGCGCCATTCAAATGTATGATCTCGTTTGCGAGATGTTTGAATACAGCAGCGAGCAGTTAAATACTGGCATTGAAGCCATTGATAGCATTGAGAAATTAAGCAGCCTCAGCCTCGACGAATTTGGAATCTTGACGAATGACGGTTTACTTCTGGTTACTCAAGAAGGAAATCCTATTATACAAGGCAGCTATGATTTTGGCACACAAGCCGGAGATGCATTCGAAGATAATATGGAGTTTGAGACAGGCGGCGACAGCATCCTTGACTGGACACAAATCGATCCGTTTAGTGAGGGACAAGTATAATGTTTGGAAGAACATGGAATCATGACAGTTTAAGAAAATACATCATCGTATTTGGAACTGTCTTTAACGATATCTATATTAATCGCTTGAGCAATGCCGGAGAAGTGCTTCAGACGCTGAAAGTTCCTTTGACATACGGTCCAAAAGACAAAGTGCTTTCAAGACTCGAGCAAAGTCCAAGACTCGATAATCAAGTTGGTATCATTCTTCCTCGTATTTCTTTCGAAATGACGACCATGGAGTATGATCCTACTCGTAAGTTGAATACTCTGAATAAACTGACGAAGCAATCTACTAATGCAGGCACAGACGACGAAGTCAAATATCAGTATCAACCTGTTCCATATGACATGCAGTTCGAGATGAACATCTTGGTCAAGAATGCTGAAGATGGCACTCGTATCGTAGAGCAAATAGTTCCGTACTTTACTCCTGATTTTACAGTGAGTGTCAATCTTGTTCCTGAAGTCGATGGCCCACGAGACATTCCTATCATTCTAAATAGTATCACTTCTCAAGATGAATATGAAGGTAGCTTTGAACAAAGAAGAGCACTGATCTGGACGCTTAGCTTTACGATGAAAGGTTACTTGTATGGACCAACGAAGAAATCAAAATTAATCAAACTCGCAGAAACAACGTTCAGACTTCCAGAAGATGTCGAGACAGGAAACACCGATAATACCGCCAATACAATAGTCGTGGCTTCGAGACCTGGACTTACTGCGAACGGACAACCTACTACCAACACTGCTTTAAGTATTTCATATGAAGATATTAAGAGCACGGATAACTATAGCATTATCAATACAATTACTGAGAATATCTAATGAGCAATGAACTTGATAAATTTTTAAACATCGCCTCTGGCGATAACTTACCAGCTGTGATCGAAAAGAAGATGAGCACTCAAGTCTCGGTAGACTTTGAATATGCTCGCGAGAACATGATGGAAGTCATCAATAAGGGTCAAGAAGCACTCTTTGATCTAATGGATGTGGCCAAACAAAGTCAGCATCCTCGAGCATATGAAGTCTTGGCAACCATGATGAATACCATGGTGGCAGCAAGCAAAGACTTAGTCGATCTTCAGGCAAAAAAGAAGAAGATCATGGAAGACGATCCTTCGGCTTCTCCTCAGCAAGTCACAAACAATCTCTTCGTCGGCTCGACAGCAGAGTTACAGAAATATCTGAAGCAGCACAAAGATGGCGAGTGAAAACTATCTCGGGAATCCGAGACTTAAAAGAGCAGACACAAAGGTCGAGTATACTCCCGAACAAGTCGCAGAGTACATTAAGTGCTCTGAGGATCCGATCTACTTTATCTTAACTTATTGTAAGATCGTCAACATCGATAAGGGTCTGATCATGTTCCCGCTCTGGGAATTCCAGAAGGAAATGATCCTCGCCTTCGAAGCCAATCGATTCGTTATCTGTAAGATGCCTCGCCAGGTTGGTAAGACAACTACTGTTGCCGCTTACTTACTTTGGAAGATTGTATTCAACGAAGAGTATTCGATCGCTATTCTGGCCAACAAAGACAGACAAGCGCGAGAAATCCTTGGTCGTATTCAGTTAATGTTTGAGCATCTTCCGAAGTGGCTTCAGATGGGTGTGACTGAATGGAATAAGGGTAACATTAAGCTTGAGAACGGATCTGAAATCCTTGCCTCAGCTACTTCATCATCTGCTATTCGTGGTACGTCTCAGAACATGGTTTACCTCGACGAGTTTGCCTTCGTTCCGACCAACATTCAAGACGAGTTCTTCGCGTCGGTTTATCCTACCATTTCATCTGGTCAAAGTTCGAAGGTTCTGGTCACATCGACTCCAAATGGTATGAATATGTTTTACCGCATTTGGACCGAGTCCGAAGAAGGTAGAAATGCTTATGCTCGTGTCGACGTTCACTGGTCACAGATTCCTGGCCGTGACGAAGCATGGAGAGAACAGACGATCAGTAATACGTCTGAAGAACAGTTCAGACAGGAATATGAGTGCGAGTTCCTTGGATCTTCGAACACTCTGATCCATCCTACCAAACTTCGTAATATGGTCTATAAACATCCGATTGCACAGGCAGACGGTGGACTCAAGATCTACGAAGAGCCAGAGCCAGATACAATTTATGCTATCGTAGTTGATACTTCTCGCGGAGCCGGAGCCGACTATTCTGCTTTCATTGTCGTCAACGTATCGACGATGCCTTATCGACAAGTAGCAGCATATCGAAATAACCTGATATCGCCGATGATCTATCCGAACATCATCTATAATGCGGCCATCAAATATAACGATGCTCTTGTTCTTGTCGAAACAAACGATATTGGTCAACAAGTAGCTGACATCTTGCACTACGATCTTGAGTATGACGGCGTTCTCGTGACTGCAAATAACGGCAGAACGGGTCAAAGTCTGTCAGGCGGTTTTGCTACGACGACTCACTATGGTGTCAAGACTACGAAGCAGGTGAAACGAGTTGGCTGTGCCACACTCAAGACTCTCGTCGAATCTGATAAGTTCTTGATCTATGACTATGACACTATCTATGAGTTGACTCGCTTCTCGCTCAAGAATAGTTTGAAAGGCAACCAGTCATACGAAGCAGAAGACGGTAACGATGACATGGCCATGTGTTGTGTTCTCTTTGCTTGGTTGACTACGCAGCCTTATCTGAAAGAAATTACGAATATTGATATTCGTATGCAAATTTACGAACAGAATGAGAAGATGCTTGAGCAGCAGATGCTTCCATTTGGACTCATGAGTACAGGCGACGATCAACACGATGAAGAAGTAAACGAATCACTCTTCGATGGTGGACCAAAAGATGATTTCTGGGTTGCCAAGAAGATGGGATTCTTTGAGGGGAACTTTTGATATGGATGATTATAATTTTGATATAAAACGCATGTTAAGAGCATTGAAGCCAGCGTTATCACATCCTACAAACGGATTGATTTTTATTGCTCAAGTAGTTAGATATGGAAGTGGACCTTCTCTGAAGTATACATATAAAAAGATGCTGGAATCTCGACTCGGCGGAGAAATGGCTTTTAGTAATGAAGAAATTTCAAGCTATATTCCTACACTTTGTGATCGTCCAGAAGGTTCTGTTGGAAGAGTTTCTTATGAAAAGTTTAAAGAACAACAAATAAATGTAGTAAAAGTCAGCCGAAGACAGACAAACGACAAGTGGATTGAAGCCAAACACCCATATAGTTGGATGGCTAGACGTTATAGGGATACTCATGATATTTGGCATATTCTTACTGGTTATCCAACAACAGTAGATGGAGAAATGTGCATTACTATGTTTTCGTTTGCTCAAACAAGAGCTTTAAGTTGGCTGACTATTAGTTTGACTATTCTTTTTAATGTAGGAGGACCATTAGGATTAAGAAATCTTACACCTACACATCTTAAAATGTTATACGAAGCATATCGAAATGGTAAAAAAGCTAAGTTCTTACTTGCAGAAGATTATGACAAACTACTATCTGAAAATTTACAAGATGCTAGGGAAAGATTAAATATCAGAAGTCCACGCTTTTTTATAGATAAATCCCCTAATTTAATGAAGTTATAAATAAAGCAAATGCAACTTATATGACTAACCTTTAAAGGGAGATAACAATGGCGTTTCAAGTCAGCCCAGGAATTAATGTTTCTGAAATTGATCTTACAACAACTGTTCCGGCACTTGCGACTACGGTCGGTGG